CCGTCTAATGCAGAATTAAAATTGATTGCACTTGAAGCATTCTTAGATGACTGCGCTAAGAAGTATCAAGACAATATTCAGAAGGTTAATGAAGACTATAATAATGGCAAAATTCAACCTTGTGTAAAAGTTGAATCTGAAACAGTAAATTACAACTTACTGAAGTTCATTAAGGCGGTTAAACAAATCTTAGATGTAGATAAGACAAATGAATAAATTAGTAAAATCTGTAAACAAAAATGATCTTGTTACAGAGTTTCTAATTTCACTTAATGGTATTCTTCGGCTTACGGACAGAGAACTGGAATTAATGGCAGAGTTCATTAGACTTGATCTTAACTATAACAAACAACCAAATGAGAATAAGAATATAGCCAATAGAGCTAATAGGAAACATATCATAAATGCCTTAAGTATTACTAAGGATAATTTAAGTAGATATATCAAGTCCTTTAAACAAAAAGGTATTCTAGTAGCAGGTCCAGCCGAAGATGAATTAAGTGTCAATAAAGCTCTAATACCAGAGATCATTGGAGACAGAGTTCAAGTAACAATTATAATTAGGATAAATGATGAGACAATTAGTAATTAAACCTGGTTCCATAATGCTATGGAAGAGTTATAGTAAATTAAAAAGATGGTGGTATAAACTTATTGGTAAGAATTTACCATATAATAATGGAATCTTAATTCGTGATACACAGACTATTTTATATGGTATTAGTGGAGAACCTTTTAGTAAGGAATCAGAAGAAGAAGTAGTAATATTAGAACCTAGAAAACAATACTCTAAAGTTGAAACAGCTTTTTTAAATTCTATATTTTATACCTCATCTGACAATGTAACATCAGAATTAGATAAGATATGTATTATAGTTAATAGTGTTAGACCCGAGACATTCGATATGTCTTCTATTACTCTGGATAATATAATTAATAATAAGTACTATAAAGTAACTTATGGTCCAGCAAAATAAAACAAGTATCTATACAGAGTTATCACATAAATATAATATACCGTATCAAGTAGTAGAAGTGATTTGTAATCATCCTTTCAAATTTGCTCAAAATACAATTTCAGATGAGAAAGATATTAAGCCAATTATGTTTAGTTATTTGTTTAAGATTAAATTAAAAAAGAAATATGTTTGCAAAGAAAGAACCAAAAAATCCAGTAGTAACGTACCCTAAGCAAGGTTTAGCAGAAAATAGATACACAGCAGATGGGAAGATATGGGCAGCTTCAAATCTAGTCTCTTGGGTAAAAGAGAAGAACTATCCTGTATTCAAATTACCGTTAGCAGGAGTAAATCTAGAGCATTTACCTTGGGAAATAAATACCTTAGATGACATAATTTGGCATAGTAAAAGGATTCAAGATACAGATTTAAATCATCCGATACTAATCGATCATTTAGGTAGAATATGTGATGGTTACCATAGAATTGTTAAAGCAATAATTGAAAATAAAACTGAAATAGATGCAATACGAATCGAAGAAATGCCAAGACCAGACGGGTATGAAGAATGATAAACTAGACGATAAGACTAGATGGGAATTAATACCGTTAGATTGTCTTGAGGACATTGCAAGAGTATATACAGAAGGTGCTAAGAAGTATGGTGACAATAATTGGCAGAATCTAGAGAATGGTTATGAAAGATATAAAGGTGCATTATTAAGACACTTATACGCTTCTACTTATGAAGAATTTGATCCAGAAACTAAAGTAAGGCATGAAGCAGCAGTAGCATGGAATAGTATTGCATTATTATACTATGCAAAGCATGGAAGAAAAACTAGACAAGATACTACTGAATCAACAAGTGATACTGCTGTATCTGAGACAGATACTACAGGACACGAATCGTAGTCAATTCCTTGAAGATTACGCTGCAAATTTAGCAGCACAAGCAACAGAAATAATATTAGGACACAATATAGTAAGAAAATAATATGGAATTAAAATTTAAGAAATTACAAGAAGACGCAGTATTACCTAGTTATGCTAACCCTAACGATGCTGGTTTAGATTTAACAGCAATCTCCTTTACTCAGGAATTTGATAAGAGTGGTAAGTTAGTATTAGTATATCATACAGGTTTATCCGTAGAGATTCCTGAAGGTCATGTTGGTTTAATCTTTATGAGATCATCAGTTTCTCAGAAGTCTATGTCAATGTGTAATGCTGTAGCTGTTATAGATTGTGATTATAAAGGTGAGATTCTTCTCAAGTTTAAGATTACTACAGATGCTCTTCCTACAATTTATCAGCCTGGTGAAAAGATTGCTCAGTTAGTAGTAATGCCTTATCCGAAGATGGAGCCGATAATTGTAGAGGAATTAGCAGGTGAAGATCGTGGTGGTGGATTTGGTTCAACTGATAAAAAAGAAGAAAATGAGAATGCAGAATAGGGACGAGAAAGCGGAACAACTGAAGGAGATAATCAATCAGTACAGTAAAAACCCAGAGTATGTTAATGCATTTTATACTCAACAAGAAGCAGTAGATGCATTGAATAGACATTACAAAAATAGATACATTAAAATAAATTTAGATTAATATGAATACATATATTTATGCTGGTAACAGCTCTCTTTTAGTAGTAAAAGACAATGATCTTAATAGTGTTAGTTCTATTCGTAATCATTATTTGAACATCGACTGGGCTTGGGTAATTGAAGAAGACGGTATCCTTAAATTTAACGGTAAGGAGTATGAGGTAAAAACTGGGGATGTTGTTCTTGTTCTGTATGCTTCTTATAATGGAAGTGATGATGATAGAGATATTGCTATTATAAAGAGTGAAGAATTATATAACAACTTTAAGCGAAATCTCGAATACGAGAAAAATAGACATAATGAATGTTGTGAAGCATGTGCTCCTAGCGATTGTTAATTAATACTAATGAAACTATTCGACATACTTGGTGGTAAAGTAATTATTCACAATGACACCTTGGGCATACCCTGCTTTAAAAAGTTATGGGATGCTGATAAAGCAGATAAAGAAACAGCCACTAAACAAATAAGTTATATCGTACTCAAGAATAAATATGATAGTCCATATGTCCAAAGTATGAGTCCTGAAGAGATAGGACCTAGACTCAGGAAAGAACTATTTGGAGATGCTAATTATAAATTACCAGTAGAGGTATTAGAGGCAGAACAAGCATACATTAACTTTAATGAAACCCTAATATTAGGACTACTTAAGAATGCAAGACTTAAATTAGATAGTGTATCTAGATATTATGCAGAGTCTTTACAAGATGAGTTAGATGATAAGAAAGTTCAATTAATATTAGCAGGTATGGAAAAACTCGGTAATACTATTAAATCTCTTGATGCATTAGAAACTGCTGTGAGATCTGAAGAGATGGCAAGTAGTAGAGTTAGAGGTGGAGTAGAAGTTAATCCATATGAGCTATCAAATAGACAAGCTGTACGATAAGTAATACAATTTGAAACAAAATAAAACTAACTGCCGTTACAGGCAGTGTTAAAAATTAAGAACTATGACTAAGGAAAAGAAAACTACTAGCACAAAGAAAACAAGTAAGGCTAAACTAGTTAAAGTTGAAGAGAAACCGTTCGATTTGATTATTGATTTTGGCCCAGCTCATGAGAATGAGGATAGAAAAGAAATCGAATTGGCTGAAGAAATTGCATATAGAGAAAAGAAAGAAGCTTATTCAAAATCTATGGATCTTAAACCAACTAAAGCACCTTGGTATAAGAGACTAGGTTTAAAGATCAAACAGTGGTTTAATCGATAACAATTATGATTGATTTCAATAAGAAAATCAAAAATAGCAATAAGTTTAGGAAGCCCGCCCTTACATTTGTAGAGACGGGCTCTTATTGTGCTTACCCTAAAGGCACAACTGAATACTATAGCTTTTGGGATCAAGAAGTAGAAAAATGTATATATGGTTATACTGCAGAAGATGGTGACTTTATCACAGGCTACCATTATTTTTATTTAAATTATTGTCCTATAGTAAGACAAGTATATAGGGAGGTAACTAATAGGAAAACTGGTTTAAAAGAATGGAAATCTGTCAGTGAACGTACATTCCCAGATTTCTATGATTATGATTACTATTACTTTCAAGCAATAGAGGAAGCACAAGAACAAGGTAAACATTTATGTGTAGCAAAAGCTAGACGTAAGGGTTATTCATATAAAGGTGGTGCTATGCTTTGTCGTAATTTCTTCCTTATACCAGAATCAAAATCATATGTATATGCATCAAATAAACAATATCTTACAGACGATGGGATCCTTACCAAGGCTTGGGATTATATGGATTTTATTGATGAATATACTGCATGGGGTAAAAAACGTCAAGCAGTAAATACATCTATGAGACGTAGAGCATCTATGTGGGTTACTGATGATTATGGTAATAAAACTGAAGCAGGTTATAAATCTGAAATCATTGGTGTATCATTAAAAGATAATCCTGATGCAGTACGTGGTAAAAGAGGTGTACTTATACTCTGGGAAGAGGCAGGTACATTTGCTGAATTAAAAGCAGCATGGCAAATTGCAAGACCATCTGTAGAACATGATGGTGTAGCATTTGGACTTATGATCATGTTTGGTACTGGTGGTGATCAAGGTGATGCAGTAGCCCCATTACGTGAAGCATTTTATGATCCTGAATCCTATAACTGCTTAGGTTTCCCTAATATATGGGATGATTGTGCAATAGGTGGTAAATACTGCGGATTCTTTATTCCACAACATACTAATCTAGATTCAAGAGATGAAAATGGAAATCGTATGTTTATGGATAATGACGGTAACACTAATCATGAAGCATCAAGAAAATACATACTATCATTAAGAGAGCAAGAGCTTAAGAATGCAAAAACAATGCAAGCTATTGATAGATATGTAGCTGAGCATGCTGAAACTCCTGCAGAAGCATTTACAGAGCTTACTGGTAATATCTTCCCTAAAAGAGATTTACAAAAACAATTAGCTCGTATTAGAACTAATAAGAAATTACAAAATCATAAACAAATAGGTGATCTTACTTGGGATGGTGGAACTGTAAAATGGAGTATTAAAAAGACAGGTGATATTACACAATTTCCATTACCAAAAGAAGCAAATCCTGAAGGATCTATAGTAATATGGGAGCACCCGTGTCCTGAAACACCTATAGGTTTATACATAGCAGGTTGTGACCCTTATGACCACGATCAATCTGGTACTAATTCATTAGGATCTGTATTTATATATAAACGTATACAGAATTTTGAATCATATAGTGATATCCTAGTTGCTGAATATACTGGTAGACCAAAAACATCAGAAGAATTCTATGAAAATGTAAGAAAGTTACTAGTATACTATAATGCAAGATTAATGTGCGAAAATCAAAATACAGGTTTATTTGTTTATTTTAACAATAAACATTGTGACTACTTATTAGCAGATCAACCAGATATTATTAAAGACATTGTAAGAGACTCCAAAGTAAACAGAAGGAAAGGCTGTCATATGAACAAGGAAATTAAACTTTGGGGAGAAGGTAAAATTAAAGAATGGCTAGAGGAAGAAGTAGAATCTGGTCATATGAGACTTGAGTCTATATTATCAGAACCATTACTTGAGGAATTAATACAATATAATGATAAAGGTAACTTTGACCGTGTAATGGCATTAATGCAAGTAATGATATATAGGGAACAATTATATACAGCTCAAGTAAAACAAAAACAAGAAATAGAAAAGAAGCAAAGATTGTTTGATACACCAATATTTACAGATAGATGGTTTGAACAGGATACTTCTGATTCTACAAATAAATTATTTGATTCAAATATATTAACATTTTCATTTTAAAATATGGAACGCACAGTAAATAGCTTTCCTATACAAAAAATACCTTTTAGCCAAAAGAGTGAAGAATGGAAAAAAACATGTGTAGACTATATCATAGGACAATCTCAATTAAGTAATGGTAGTTCAATACCTACTGATGAAGAGATGCAAACATACTATGATTTATATAATAGTGTATACAGTGAAAAGGATTTAAAATATGTTACAAATCCTTTTAATCAAGATGATGGATTTCCAGCAGTAGCTCAGGACTATAATATTATTAGACCTAAAATAGATTTATTAATTGGTGAAGAAACTAAAAGACCATTTAATTTCAAGGTATGTAGGACTAGTGATGCAGCTGCAGGTGAGATGCAGGAAAAAGCTAAACAAATGTTACTTGACTATGTTCAAGCATCTATTATGGCTAAAATGGGTCCTGAAGAACAGGCTAGGTATGAGGAAGCATTATCTTCTGGTGAAATACAAACCCCAGAGCAAATACAGGAATACCTTACTAAGGAATATAAAGACGTAGCAGAAGTTACTGCTTATCATACACTAAACTATCTAAAACACTCTTTGAATATTGATCATGAGTTTGTAAAAACTTGGAAGGATGGTTTAATTGCTGGTGAAGAAGTAATATATGTAGGCATCAGGAATGGGGAACCTTGTTTAAATAGGGTTAACCCAAAGAACTTCTGGTTTGATGATGCTGAAGGTATTGAGTTTATTCATGAAGCTTCAATGTGTTGCTATAAAATGCTTATGCCATATACTCAAGTATATGATGAGTTCTATGATAAACTTGATGAGAAACAGCTTAATCAACTATTAGAGAAGTTTGGTCAATATGGTAAAGGTGCTAAGAATTGGTTAGGTGATAAGAACATGGTAGATGATTGGAATCATATTGATACAAAAATCTACAGTAAGTATCCTGATCATAATCCTTATGGAGATGCAGAGGATGTAGTAGTATATCATGTATGTTGGAAATCTTTTAAAAAGATTGGTTTTGTTACTATAGTTAACCCTGAAACTGGAGAAGAGGAAGAGTTTGTAGTAGATGAGTATTACAAGACTACTGGTAATGAAGTCAATGTTGAATGGGATTGGATCATTGAAGTATGGGAAGGATATAATGCTGATGATCTTTACTTTGGAATTCAACCTATTGAATACCAATACATTACAAGTAAAAATCTTAATTCTCAGCGACTGCCATATACAGGAATTGTCTATAGTAATACTAATAGTGCTCCTAAGTCTTTAGTTAGTATTATGAAGCCTCTACAGTATTTGTACATTACGACATTCTATAGAATGGAATTAGCAATGGCTAGGGATAAAGGTAAAGTTCCTGTAATGGATGTTACACAGATACCAAAAGGTTTAGGTATTGATACTGCTAAATGGATGCATTATTTAAGTGCACTAGGAGTAGCATTCATTAACCCATATGATGAAGGATGGGATATTCCAGGCAGGGAAGGAGGTAGACCATCTAATTTTAATGGATTTACCACTTGGGATCTTACTATGGGTAATGTTATTGCTCAATATATTCAATTACTAGATAAGATTGAATCAATGGCTTCAGAGTTATCTGGAGTAACACCACAAAGACAAGGGGCAATATCTAGTACTGAATTGGTAGGTAATGTAGAACGTTCAGTTATTCAATCTGCTCATATTACAGAACCATTATTCTGGATGCATAATCAGGTGAAAAGACAAGCGTTGCTTATGTTATTAAATACTGCTAAAGCTGCATGGAAAGATAGTGATAAACAGTATTTAAATTACATATTTGATGATACTACTAGAGCATTCATAACATTAGCTGATAATTTCCCTTATGAAGATTTCGACATCTTTGTAACGGATAGCACTAAAGAAGTACAAGCTATTGAACAACTTAGAGCATTAATTCAACCTGCTATGCAGAATGGTGCAAGTTTAGTAGACGCTGCTGAAATGTATACTATGGATAATCTATCATTAATCAAGAGTAAACTACAAGAGCTTGAACAACAAAGATTATCACAGCAGCAAGCAATGCAACAGCAAGAAGCTGAACAGCAACAGCAATTAATACAGATGCAGAATCAAGTTAAAGAACAAGAGCTTATGCTTAAAGAAGCTGAGCTTGATCTTGAAAAATATAAAATTGATCAAGATAATGCTACTAAGATTACTGTAGCTCAATTGAATGCATACAGAGGATCTGAAAATATGGATCAAGATATGAATGGTATACCTGATCCTATTGAGATTGGTAATCAAGAAATAGCTAGACAAAAAGCTGTATCTGATGCTGTAAGTAAACAGATGGATTTAGCTAATAAAGCTAGAGCTGAAGAGAATAAGAAAGAGTTAGAAAAACGTAAGATTGAACAAGCTGAAAAAGCTGAGAAACTTAAAGCTACAATTGAACGAGAAAGACTAGCTCTTGAAAAGAAAAAGCTTGATGAAGCTAAGAAGTTGCAAGCTCAGAAAGATAAAGCTGCAATGGATAGAGAGAAACTTAAGGCTAAGACTGCTCTTAAGAATAAAACAAATGCTGAAGCAGCCAGATCCAAAAAGAAATAAAGTATGTCAGGCATCTATCAAAATAAAAGCTATTTTCGACAATGGTGAATGTAAATACTTTTATGCGTATAAAGACGCTTCCAGACAATTGAAAATAGACAAAGGTTCTATACGATACGCTTTTAAATTCAAAAATGGTAGATGCGATAAAATTAAAGCAACCTTTGTTAAAATAACAGAAAAAGAATATAAGAACAAAACTAAAAAATAGGAGATAATAATTATGGCATGTAAAGGAGGCTCTAAAAAGGGCGGAAAGGGTAAACCAGGTAAGACAGGTAAGTAATATTTACTAGTATGAAATGGAAAGATCTATCTCTTAAAGAGAGAAAACAGATATATGATAGTGTCAGGGTGAATAACCCTGATGCTACATATTTTGATATTAAAGAGCAATTTGATTCTATTCCTACATATGAAGACGGTAAAGGTAAGACTATAAATAAAGCAGATTTACCACCAGAATATAGAACCGGTACTCCTGAATACTTTGAAAGACAAAGGAAAATATCAGGTGCAGTTAATACAGTTCAACCAGAAGCTTACATTACTCCAGCTGGTTATATTAAAGATGCAGTTAACTTCATTGAAGACTTAGGCAAAGGAGATTATGCTGGAGCTGCCATTGATGCTGCATTAAATCTAATACCTTGGGGAGTTGGTAAAACTATAAAGAAAATAAAAAAGAAAGTAGGAAGAGCAATTGAAGGAACAGACGCATATACTGCAGAATCCTATGCTGAGCCTTTTACTCCTACAATCACTAAAAAGAAGAAGGGTAAAAAGGTTAAAACTGAAGCTGATTATGACCAAGAGTTTGCCGAAGTAAAGAGAAAATATAATAACATGCAGGAGTATGATAAGGAACTTAGTAAGATTACTAATGATTTATTTATGCCTACTGATGGTAGTGTAGAAACTCTTGAAAAGGTTGATAAAGCTTATGGTACAAATTATAAGAAAGCTGCATCTGCCATTGCTTTTCAGGATATGGCTAATAGAGGTAAGTATGTTAAGCATCAACAAATGTATGATAGTGCTGGGAATCCTATATATGGTAGAACTACCGGTAAAGTAATCAGCCTACTATAGAAGATATGACAATTAGTCTTAATCCAGATTATTATCTGGAAGGGACAGCAAATCATGAAATTAGTCACTTAGCAGATGCCTTAGTTAATAAAGCGCATAGTGCAGATGCTACAAATAACTATATGGAATATCTACTAGATAGAGATAACATAATGAGTTATAATGAGATAAGACAGAGCTTGATGGATGTTAACCCTAACACGTATAGATACTTAACTACACCTAGTGAAAATAAGGCTCACATGATTCAACTTAAGAGAGGTATGCAAAAAGAAGGTCTTATTAACAACTGGACAGATCCTATTACTCAGGATAAGATCGAGGAGTATTTATCTTATCGTAGTAAATATGCAAATAGGGTCAATCCAGTATTACGAACTCTATATGATATTCGACCAGATAAACAAGGTTTTGTAAATAGAATGAATAATCTTACTCCAATCGAATGGGCAGTTCCATTAGGATTACCTATGTTCTTTGGAGAAGAACAAGAAAACAAATAATCAATATGAAAGAGTTAGAAGGAGTATACCCACTATATCCTGTACCAAGTTATAAGAATGGTGGAATACATATCAAGAAAAGCAAGAGAGGTACATTTAAAGCTGCAGCTAAGAAAGCTGGTATGGGTGTACAAGAATATGCAAATAAAGTATTAAAGAAAGGTAGTAAAGCAAGTCCAGCTATGAAGAAAAAAGCTAACTTTGCTAGGAACGCCGCTAAATGGAAACATTAATAAATCTAATTAAATATAATTATGGATAACAATAGTAATACACTATTAGGTTGGGAAGCAGTAGCAGATGCATTATCATCTGAAACATTAAATAATCCTCTAGTAACAGGTACGTTTAGTACAAGTAATGATGATCTATCTGATGATGAAATCAAACGTTTACAAAGAACTAACAGAGGTCCTTCAGTAAAGGAAGTATTTGGAATAGATACTTCTAAAGAGGAAAAAGATACTGAGGTTGAAGAGACTGAAGAAACTGAAGAGGAAACAGAAATAGAGGAAGAGGAAGTAGAAGTTGAAGAACCTAAAAAGAAATCTAAACAAACTAAGGAAGTAGAAACCGTTGAGGAAACATCTACTGAAGAAGAGGAGTTAGATAATGAAGGTATTCAAGTTAGTGCTTTTTTTGATGCTATTACTGAGGAATTAGGGTTAGACTTTGAAGAAGATGAAGAATCACAGAAACCTAAAACAGTAGAGGAATTATGTGAATACTTCAAGGATTTGATTGAAGAAAATTCAACTCCAGAGTATTCAAGTGAAGAGGTTGCTAAGATTGATGAATTCGTTCGTAATGGTGGTAAACTAGAAGATTATTTTCAAGTTAGTACTGCTATTGATTTTGATAACTTTGACACTTCGATCGAGAGTAATCAAAAGCAAATCATTCGTGAATTATTATTAGAAAAAGGGTTTAGTGAGAAGAGAATCCAGAGTAAACTAGAAAAATATGAAGATGCTGGTATTCTAGAAGATGAAGCAGAGGAAGCTCTTGAACTAATGAAGGAGATTACCGAAAAGAAGAAGGAACAGCTATTGATTGATCAGGAAAAGCAAAATGAGGCAAGAATCGAGCGCCAACAAAAATTTGTCGATGACGTTGTCACCAACATTAAATCGCTGAAAGATATCAGAGGTATCGCTATTCCTGAAAAGGATAAAAAAGCTTTATTGAATTATATCTTTAAAGCGGACTCAGATGGTCTTACTCAATATCAGAAAGACTATTCTAAGAGTGTAAAAAATTTAATTGAGTCTGCCTATTTTACTATGAAGGGAGACACTTTGCTAGATACTGCAAAAAAAATTGGAACTAGCTCTGCTATAAAGACCTTGAAACAAAGTTTAAAGACAACAGGTGCTACGAAAGGCACTAAAAGAATTCACACTAGTTCATCAAACTCTATATGGAGTATCGCAGCACGAAGTTTAAACAATAATTAAAGATTATAAATTAATTTATGGATAACGGAATTCTGAATAATTTACAGATCGGTAAAAGTAGATGGTTTTCAGATCTTATTGACGAGAATAAGATTTCAGAAGCAATGTTGTCAAGACCGTATGAAGTAGAACGTATTGTTTCTTACGTATTTGCCGCAAAAGACGGTGCTTATGGTACTTCCATTGATGCTATCACAGGTGGTCTTGGTAACGTAATGACTATTGATCAAAGTACATATGAATGGTATGTTGAAATTGATACCGATAGAGCTGTAACAATTCGCTCTGCAAAATGGCAGGGTACTGAAATTACTGCTGCTAATGCTGACACAATCATGGCTGGTATTGGCAACACACCTATCCAAGTATGGGTAGAAGATAAATGGTTTGGTCCGGGTGCTATTGTAGTACTTGATGACAAAGAATATCAATTACGTATTCAAGGTGCTCCTGTACAGGACGGTAACTTGTGGTGCTATACTATGTTCATCGCTGATGGTCAGTCTAGTTCATACGTTCCCGGTAAGTATTTGTTAGCTGGTCGTGAAATGTCACGTCTTGGTGCTGCTTACGAGGAGTACAGTGAAGAAGCAGATATCCTGAACTACAATACTCAATTCAAGATGCGTAACTACTTATTCACAACTCGTTTGAGTTATGATATTACAGGTACGGCTTATGCAACTGTATTGTGGATTGCATTGAAGGATCCTAAAACAGGTAAGAAATCTTATTTGTGGTCTGACTATCAAGAATGGGTGGCAATGCGTGAATGGAGAAAACGTTGTGAGATGATGATGGTTTACTCTAAGTCAAATCGTAACGCTGATGGTACTTTCTCTTTGAAAGGTACTAATGGTCGTCCAGTTTACTTGCCAGCTGGTTTGCTTGAGCAGATTGCACCGTCTAATAGACGTTATTACACTGAGTTGACAGCAGAGTTGCTTGAAGACTTCTTGTTTGATCTGTCTTACAATATTCTTGGTACTAATGAGCGTAAGTTCGTAGCCTTAACTGGTGAAATGGGTATTCGTGAGTTTGACCGTATACTGAAGCAAAAAGCTGCTACGATGAATGTAATTGATACTAAGTTTATCAGTGGTAGTGGTCAAGAGTTAACTTTAGGTGGTCAGTTTGTAACATATAAGATGACTAATGGCATTGAGTTGACATTGAAACACTTCCCGTTGTATGACAACACTACGTTCAATCGTTTGTTACACCCGCTTTCTGGTAAGCCGCTTGAGTCTTATCGTTTTACATTCTTGGATGTAAGTCGTAGAGATGGCGAAGCAAACATTGTTAAGGTAGTACGTAAGGGTCGTGAGTTCATGCAGTGGTATACTGGTGGTTCTATTTCTCCTGCAGGTCCTGCAAAATCTATCAACACTTTGCGTTCTAATGCAAAGGACGGTTACTCTGTTCACTTCTTAGGTGAGATGGGTATCATGTTGAGAGATCCGCGCGGTTGTGGTGAGTTAATCATGGACGCTGAGGGTTAAGTCCACGTATTTAAACAAGTACGCCAATATTATACAATATAACTTATAGGGGCGTAACAGCCCCTATATTTTTTATTAACAGGTTTAAAATCTATATTTAATTAAAAATATATGGAAGCAACGTTAAGATTTATTAGAACTAATCCTTGGGTTGGTATTTCAAAGTTTAAAAATTGTGGTGATTATATTGGTCCGTATTGGACTAGATCAGGAAACAGATATACTGGTTTAACAGAAGAAGATGCTCGTAGACTTGAAAAAGCTATTGGTTATCCAGAAGGTCATTTAGCACCATATAGTCCATTCTGGGCTACTTATTCAGTTAAGTTAGGTAATAAGGATCTATATATACATACTGAAAAACCAGAGGATGAATTAAAGTATTTATTCTTAAAAAGTCACAAAAGAGTAGCATTTGGTACTAGTAATATTACACCAAGTACTGACTATTTGCTAAGTAATTCTCAAGCAGAGGCAGAAGAGAATAATAAGAAATTTAAAGTTAAACGTGAGGCTTATTCAGCATTTACTAAAATGTCTCTTGAAGAAATGCGTAAATGTCTTAGACTTTATGGTATTAAGTCAGATTCAATTAGTAATGAGTTAGTTGAAAGTAAGCTGAACGAACTTATTGAAAATGATCCGCAGAGATATTTACTACTGTGGGTAAATAATAAGAATAAAGAAACTCAATACTTGATCGAAGAAGCTATTAGTAAAAATATTATTCGTAAGAATAAAAATATGTATTACTATGGTACTGATGTAATCGGTCGAAGTATGGATGAAGCTGTACTGATGCTTGATGATAAAAAGAATCAAGATATAAGACTAGCCATCATGCAAGAAATAGAATCTAAGTAATATGACAGTATTAGAAGCACATATAGCATTTAAGATTGAAGCAGATAAAAATGCCGTTAATATTGGTATATCTGGATGTCCGTCTTTTTTACCTGAGGAAATTGATTATTGGTTATATACAGCGTATCTAAGTAAGATAGCTACTAAAGCTACTGGTAACAATACTCTTAGAATACCATTTGAAGGTAATGTAAAAAGAGTAGCAGACTTAGAAGGTTTAGTAAAAACTGATAAGGGATTGTCTTTACTAAGTGAATCTATAAGTAATAGACTTACTATGAATAATTTCAAATCTAGTATTACTTATGGTGATGATACTCAAGATAAGCGTATGTACTTCTTAGAAGGAATTTTACATTTTGGTAGTAATAAAATAGCTACAGTAAAACTTATTAGTCACGAACAAGCTACTAGATTCTTAGAAACTTATAACAACAAACCTTGGATTGAAGAACCTGTAGCAATACTAGAAGATAATAAGTTAATAGTATTTATAGATAGGGATCTTATGGTAGGTCCCTATACTATAGATATTACTTATCTAGCATACCCAAGAAAGATTAATAATCAAGATATTACGTCTACTTTGGATGAAATTCCAGAGTATATGCAATATGAAGTAGTTAAATTAGCTGCTGATATGGCGATTGAGAATATTGAATCTCCAAGAACTCAAACACATCCACAGTACGTAGCACAATTGTCAGAGTAATATGAGTAGTAAGGAAATGCAAATGGAATTCGAAAGACGAATTCAACTTATTAGCCCAGATCTTATTATAGATGAGAAGCCTAACTCTGATCTTATATTTTCAATATTAAATGAAGCTCAAGATAGGTACGTAATGATGAACTATGTTGGTGATGACCAAATGGAAACTGAAACCAACATACATACTAGAAATACAGATTCTATTAAGAGTTTATTAGTAGAAAAAGAGTTAACTGCAACAGGTACTACTCTTAATGGTTTCACAAGATACAGATTACCATACATATCCACTGAAGAATATTTCTTATATGTACACTCCTTTAGTAAAGTAAAAGGTACATATAAACAATACAAAGATTTTGTTAGGGTAGACAATCAATTAGTTAAGTATAGGGATCTTGGTAAGTTTATTAAAACTGCATACAACACACCTATTATTAGGCAACCTGCTGTTGCATTAGTATCAGATCCTACTACTAAATATAATTATATAGAAGTAGCAGTAGATGCATATACTACATTAGGTAATGTTACATTAACTTACTATAGAAAACCATTAAGGTTCAATACTACTGATGGAGCTAGTAAATGTGAACTACCAGAATCAATTCATAGTGAAATCGTAGATTTAGCAGTTAATATGTTTATTACTGAAGGTAAATATAGATTACAAGTAAAACAACCAAATAATCAACAATAATGAGGTACATTGACTTACAAGAAGCATTTGAATTAGAAATAGCTCAATTAGATAGCAATCTAACAAAACCTACTACTTCAGATATTGAATATTGGTTAACAGCTGGTTTAATTAAGTTTATTAAAACTAGATACTCTGGTGTCAATTTTAAGCAAACTGGTTTTGAACAAGATCAAAAAAGAATTGATGATCTTCGTAGTTTAGTCACAAGAAAATCTTATCAGTTCACGACCTATCCGGAAGAGTATACAGTTACTCTACCAGAAGATTATATGACTACTTTAGGTGAAACAGCTGTAATATTTAGTTATGATCATTGTTGGCCTGTGGGTCCAAGTGGTCAACCAAGAACTAAAAATACAGATGTGTTAGAGGCTACTGTAGAAAACATTGATAGACAAAGACAAAATACTTTGTCAGAATATAGATTACATGGTAGATCCGCTAGACCATTAAGACTATATGAAGGTAATACTATTCATTTGTATACAGATGGTAATTACCATATAAGAAATTATATTCTCACTTACTTGAGAATACCCAATAAGATTAGCCTCACTGATGCTCCATTTGAGGAGTACAAGGATATGCCAGCATCAACTCATGATGAGATAGTAAAGTTAGCGGTTGAGTTGTATTTGGAGAATGAGGCTAATCCAAGATATCAATCGTATATTAACGAAGTAAATAGTATGGAGTAATATACGAAAAAGTTTAGTTTAACGAGGAAATGCGAAAGCAAAGTAGAAGAACTAAAATAAGTTAAACTGAGCGCTTTAAATGTTTAACTATTAAATTTAAATAAAATGCTACAAAAGGTAAATAAAATACTTATCGCTAAGACAGCTCCGGATTCTTATACTACTGTAGATGCTTTAGTTGATGGTGATATCGCATTGTTCAATGAGAACAAAGTAATTGTTAAATCTGCAACTGAAGCAGAGGCTGCCACTGCACTTTACATTGGTGTTTGTGTTGGTAAAGAAGATGTATACAACGAGGCTGGCACAAAAACTGTAAAATCAGTTATCAATTATAGTATGCCGATTCAGAAAGGTTCTAAACCGTCTATGGTATTTACTGAATTTGTTGCTAAAGCTGAAGATAAAGTAGTAATTACTGCAACTGACGTTACTCCTGAAGTAGGACATCGCTATGTATTGCGCATTGTTTACAATGACATTCATGAAGCTCCGGGTCAGTTTACTCATACTTATGAGGTAATTGCTAAAACTACTAATGCAACAGATTTGATTACTTCTTTCAAGAATAAGATCAATAACCATAAACAGGCCAGAGTAGTAGCTACTAGTTCTGCTGCAGTATTAACATTAACTGCAAAGGAAATTCCGTACAATCAGGGAATTACTTTAGATGCTGGTTATTGCCAAGTATCTATGGATGTTTTCATGTGGAAAACGATTCCTTCTGGTTTGTTAAGCAATGTAATGTATCCTATTTCTAATTTGACGATTGCTAAGACTCAGGGTACTCCGGGTCGTGGTAATGCTTATATCGTAAGAGATCGTGAGAATTGGAATCTTGGTTACGAAGGTATTCAGTACCGTGCTAATGCTATCTATCCGTATATTGCTCCTGAGTTTAGATCAGATTTGAGTGCAGAATATGATACTCTTACTTTAGAGTGGGATAACTTGTATTTGAGCAATGATAATCAGTACATCAAAACTACTCCGCTATCTGCAGAGATTTATGTTAATAAAGATGAAATTTCTGGTTCTACTTTTGAAACAGCATTGAAAGCATTTGTTGCTAAGGCCTAACTTTTAAACTTATTAACTCACAAGGGGGCTTGGGGTATTCCCCCATGCTCCCTTTTTTATTTTAGAAAATATGGATGAATCATTATATTTAGCGGAAGTAAAATTACTTACCAGATATTGTCATAATTGCCTTGATAATAAGATGAAAGAACGTATTATGATGTTCTTATTTAAGAAAGAATTATATGACAATGCCACAAAGTTAGGTCTGACAGAAGATGCCGATATGTATTATAAAGAGATGTTAAACCTGCTTGGTATGAGAACTTGTAATTGTACAATAAACTGTAACACTTGTAAAAACTGTAGTAATGGATCATGCACAATATGTAAATAAAGTAGGTAAGCAGATTAATGATTCTACCAAAATGAATATTGATATTGATAATACGTCTGTTACTAATATCGTACTTATCCCTCATTTGGAAACTATATATAATCAACTTGAGTCAGATTTAAAGAAAAATGATCCAGATTTTCCGTTTACTCAGGAGGATTTGATTAAAATTGGTGGTTACATTAACTGTTTAAAGAAACAAATAAATTTCTATGAAGTACAAGACATTGATAATGACTGTATTTTAACAGAAACAGAGAAACACATAATCCAAGAGTAATATGAATAAAAAGATATCACAATTTGAACTAACAACTAAACTACAGGAGCAAGACCTCATTACCCTTGTACAAGATGGTAGTAATAAGAATATTACTAGTGGGAGTTTTACTACATCACTATCTGGTACATTTGCTACTAATGAGAGAGTTGATGCCGTAGAAGAAGATGTTGAGATACTAGATACTAAAGTAGATGATAATTATAAAGATCTTAGTAATAAGATAGTAGAAGGGGATACTAGTGTAACTACTAATCTTAATAGTGCTATCACTAGTTACTATGATGTATTGAATAATAAGATCATTACTTTAGATACTAAGCATGACACCGATATGTCAGAGATTGGTGGTACTATGCAAGAATGGATAGATGATATTGATAATAGATCTACATTACAACAATTACAGGATGCTCTCAATAGACTTACTTTAGCTGAGAATACAATTACTGCTTTAGCAGAAGTAATTGCAAATGGTGGAGGTAGTGGGTCCACTCCTGGCTACCACACCCAAAGTACTGCTACGATATTTCCTTTATCTGGTTATTATAAAGGTAGTAGTGCTGCTCCATTAACTACTACAGATACACTAAATCAAGCATTATCTAAGCTTGAAAATCAAGTAGAGGCGGTATCTAGTAGTTCTGGTTCTTTACCTGTAATCAAGTATGGAGAAAGTACTCCTCCTGCAGATAACTTCTTATATACTTCTTTAAAGACTGCAGAAGATTATTTAAATAAGCATGGAGATACTGCGGATGGTAAAATAACAATGTTACAAGGTTTACAAGCGGGAAACACATTTCGTTCTGGTTGGGATGGTGTTGGAGCTAGTTTATATCCATTAGGTTCCAAATGGAATATGGAATTAGACAATCTGTTTGTTAGAGGTAATATGACAATAAATGAACTTACAGTAAATGAGATTAAAGCTGTAGGTGGTGACATTCTAGTTACTGTAGCAGATATGAAATGTATCGAAGTAGAAGAATTGGCAGATTCTTATAAATGCTACTTTGATGATCAAGAAGGTACTAAGTATAATCAATTTATAGTTAATGACTTAGCAATATGCCAAAAATTTGATGGTAAAAATGTTAAAAGATATTGGCGTAAAGTAAATGCTACTGGTAGTAATTACATCACGTTGTCTAAAGACGTATGCGAGCCAGGTAGTGGTAAGCCAGAAGCAGATGATGAAATATTACAATTAGGTCATATGTACGAATCTGATCCAGACTACAATTTACAAATGGATGAGAGACGTAATGCAATTTTTATTAGTGCTAAAGGTGATAATGCCCCTAGAATCTCTTACTATAAGAATATTGATACTTTTTCTCTAGCTGATGAGGATGGTGTAGTTCGTGAAAGAGTTGTAATTGGTGGTGATCAAACTAAATTTGTAGGTACAATTTATCAAACTTCTGACACAGGAATCGTTAGAGTACCTGTATACAGAGGTATTTGGGTTTCTGGCAATACTTACTATTATTATGACCAAGTAAGTCACAAAGGTAGTTTATGGATCTGTATGGACCCTAATGGTACTAAAGATGAACCAAATGAGAATGATGATCAATGGCAAAAGCAAGTTTCAAAAGGTGAAGATGGTAAATCAGGGGATGACAAAGCTAAATGGGTAGAAATTGTAGGTGATCGATTATTTTTGTTTGATACTCCCGATTTCTCAGGAACTCCTACTCCAAGAACTATTCATTTAACTGCAAATGTATATGGGATGGAAAATCCTACATACGAATGGAAAATGCTTAATGCAGAAGGAACCAAATTGTCTGCACAAAGTTCTATAGACTTTCCATATACAGCAATGCCAACAGATTCCCGTACATTAAGTATTCGTTGTACTGTTACAAATTCTGATGGTACTACTTACTATGATGATACCCAATTAGCTAAATTATCAAATGGTGCAGAAGGTCTCGATGCATATTATATTGACTTAAGCAATGGTACGGTTGCAGTACCATTCGATGCAGATGGAGTTACACCATTAGTAGATTTGTCTACTATTACTACAGATGTTTACGCGTATCATGGTATTAATCCAATTGCTATTAAAAGTATAACATATTCTACTACTTCTGGTGGAGCTACTGTAAGTATAACTGGTTCTAAAGTAACCCTTACTTCAATAAGTCAGAAACAGGCTAGTATAGATTTAAATGTAACATTAGAAGATGGAGTATCTATAGTTAAGACATGGTACGTTAATAAAGTAGCTAATGGTGAAAATGGTTTTAATGGAGAAGATGCAGCATATGTATATATGTCTGGAGAACAATTCTTTCACTATAAAACAGGTAAAACTGTTCCCGAAAACACTACAATCACTCTTACTGCAGATTCATTTAATATAATTAATCCATCTTACAAATGGTATTGGGCGATAGCGGGTACATATGATTGGCAATTGTTAGCTAATGAAACAAATAGTACATTAGTAGTTAGTTATAATGGTATCTATTTCACTAGTACAAAAAAAGATGAAATTAGTTTTAAATGTGTGGTATCAGGAGCAGGAGCAGAATTTTCAGATTTCATGACTATTAATAATGTTCGTGATGGTGAAAATGTATATAGAGGTATCCTTACAAATGAAAACACTGGTGTACCAGCAGATTCAGGTGGAGTAGTAACAGATTATTCTACTGCTACTACTACAGCTAGATTGAAGTATGGTTCTCAAGATGTTACTGATTTTAAACTTACTACTTCTTTACAAACTGGTACTGGTAGTGTAACTTATACCCAAAGTACACAAACAATCAAGTGTACATCATTGACTTCTGATTCTGCCATGTGGAGGGTAGATTTTATATCACCAGCAAGTAGTAATAAGGTAGTAGATAGTGTTGATTTTGTTGTCACTAAATCTAAAGCAGGAGTAAACGGTGATGTAGGCAATAGTCCTATACAAATATTCTGTAATACTTCGAGTGCTAGTAATAAACCTAGTAGACCTACATTTACATATAGACCCTCTTCTGGTGGTGCAACTTCTGGAGGATATATATGGTATCCAGATCCAAAATACAGTTCATCTCAAACTACTTGGATTAGTTCAGGTAATTATGATCCAAATGCTGGAAAAATGGCTTATGATGAAAGTATAGGTGGATACTGGACTGATCCATTACCACATTCTGGTAAAGATGGTGAAAAGGGTGATAAAGGAGATAAAGGGGATAAAGGAAATACTGGAGCACCTGGTTCAGATGGATGGAATGGTCCATCTTTAAGCTATCGTGGAGAATACAGTTCTAGTAAGTATTATGCATGGACAGTTAACCCTGATGTAAGAGATGTCGTTAAATATGGTAGTGTCTATTATATGGTTGCTAATGGAAGAAGAGGTTTATCATCTTTTAAGAATGTAACCCCAGGAAGTAACACATCATATTGGTCTTCATTTGGAGCATCTTTTGAATCTATAGCTACTGGGCTATTGTTTGCGGAAAAAGCTACTATTGCTGGTATGGATTTTTATAATAATTGTATTGCAGCTAGTAGTGGTAGATTTTTCTTAGACGGTAGATACGAATCTGACCTAACTCATGGTTGGCCAATTATGTCATTTGGTAATGATGCTGTAAAAGACGGAGTGCCAAGTAACAGTGCAGCATTAAAAATTTATGGTGGTGGTACATTAACTGTAGGAGATGGAGAAGTTTCAGCCAATGCAGGCGTTACTGGTGGAGGAACTGGTAGCAATGCTGTAAGATTTTGGGCAGGAGATACTTTTGGCAATAGAGGATCTGCTCCATTTAGAGTAACTCAATCAGGATATGTGTATGCTAGTAATGCTAGCATTACTGGTACTATTTCTGCATCCACTGCTACCTTTACAGGAAACGTATCAGTAGGTTCATTAAGTGGATGGAATATTCCAGGTGTTAAAACTGTCTGTCATTATGGTAGTAATTTAAGAGGAACAATTTATTCTCAAGGAGGATGTCAAGTTAGTTCTATAAACAGAAATGGAACTGGAGAATATACAGTATATCACAATATCGGTCATACAAATTATGTAGTTTTATGGCAAGGGCAAGCACGAAATAATTCTCCTTATTCAGATTCTGCTGGATTTAGAGGAACGGTGGGAGTAACTTCTACATCTTCTAGTTCATTTAAAATGGTTTGTGTGGATACAGATAATAATAAACATGACGTTGGTGGTTATGGTGATGCAATAGATTTAGTAATTATCGGTTATGCTCAATAATATGGAAGAAAAGATATATTTACTTTGTTCAGGTGGAATGATAGAAGCTCCAGAGGATTGGTATAAAGGATTAAAAGAAAGTGAATTTGTAGATTCTTACGAAGGATTACTTCAAGGAGGTTACATGCATCCGTCTAGTGAACAAATAGAATTTAATTTAGCCAATCCTAATCTAGATTTATATAATGCTTTTTATATGATTCCTAGAGATACAGCTGTAGTTAATGAAGAAATAAGAAAGCGTAGAGAGAATTTATATAATACTAGTACAGATAGATTGTATATGGCTTATGTAAAGTACAGAGAATTTGGAGAGGAAGAGAAAGCCGCAGCAGCATATCAAGAATGGAGAGAAGCAGTAGAAAAAATAAAACAAGATAATCCATACTCATTATAATATGATTAAGAATAATGTATATTATGAATGGTTTGCAAGTATAACCGTACCCAATCCAGATCAGGTTGGGTACTGGGTTGACTTGGGAGCAGATTCAAAAGGTAGAATAATTAAAGTTTACAATCGTGATATAGAAAAATGGGTTGTACTCTTTGATGTAAGTAAAGATGACTATGTACCACCATTTATTGGTTCTAATGGCAACTGGTGGGTAGACAATAGAGATACTGGAGTAAAAGCTACTGCAGAGACTCCATATATAGGTGAGAATGATCATTGGTTTACTTATGATCCTATCAACAAAGTATATGTAGATACAGGTATAGAAGCTCGTGGTCTTAGTGCTTACGATATTGCAGTTAAATTAGGTTTCAAAGGTAGTGAACAAGATTGGATTGATAGTTTAAGTAAAGCATCTGAAGATGCTGCTGTTGCTGCACTAGATGCAGCTAACAAAGCAAATGAAGCTGCAGATAAAGCTAATCAAGCTGTAACAGATATTGAAGGTATAGTTGACGATGCTGTAGCTGCTACTGATAAAGCTGAAGAGATTGCTAGTAATCCACCAAAGATCGTAGATAATGATTGGTGGATCTATGACTATGATACTAAACAATATGTTAATACTGGTATAGCTGCTATTGGTGATGCTTTCACTTACAAGAAGGAATATCCTTCAGTAGAAGCAATGGAAGCTGATTGGGGTACTGCTGATGTAAAATTAGGTGAGTATGTACTTATTAATACTAATGATGTAGAAGATCCTGATGATGCTAAAGTTTACTTGAAGACTCAAGAAGGCTGGAAGTTTATTGTTGACTTATCTGGTATGCAAGGTATTCAAGGTTGGTCAGCATATGAAGTTGCAGTAAAACATGGTTTTGTAGGTACTGAAGAAGAGTGGGTTCAATCATTAAAACAACCTGCATTAGATGCAGCAGCAGAAGCATTAGAAGCTAAAGCTCAAGTAGAAGCTACTGAAAAAGCTGTTAAGGAAGCAGAAGCATTACGTGTTACTGCAGAACAAGGTAGAGTCAATGCTGAGAATACCAGAGTAAGTAATGAAAATACACGTATCTCTAATGAAGATAGTAGGAAAGCAGAAGAGGCTAAAAGAGTAACTGCTGAGAATGCTCGTATTGCAGCAGAGACCTCTAGAAAAGAAGCAGAGTCTAGTAGGGTTAATGCAGAATCAGATCGTGTAGAAGCTGAAGGTGCAAGAGCAGCAGCAGAGCAATTAAGGGCAAATTCTGAAAGTGAACGTAACACTAAGGAAAAAGAACGTATAGCTAATGAAGCAATTAGAGTTGCATCTGAAAGTGAAAGAGTAACTGCTGAAACTTCTAGAAAGGAGGAAGAAGCTAAGCGTGTAGAAGAAGAAACAGCTCGTGATACAGCAGAACAGGAAAGAGTGTCAAATGAAGCCACTAGACAGGCAAATGAGGTGATTAGAGAGACTCAAGAGGCTGCAAGGGAAAAGAATACAGCTGATGCTATAACCGCCGTAAATGAGGCTAAAACAGCTGCACAGCAGGCTACTACAAATGCTACTACTGCTGCTAACAACGCCAACACTCAAGCAGCAAGAGCCAAAGAATATGCAGACAATCCTCCCAAAGTAGGGGACGACGGCTATTGGTATCTTTGGGATGAAGTTGATGATGTATATGTAAATATCGGTTGGCCATCCTCAGGTATTATTTTAAAAGGTAGACTTAACAGTCCAGAGGAACTAGGTGATATAGTAGATCCGCAACTTAGTGATTCTTATATTGTTGGTACAGATCTATACTTTTGGAATGGTATTGAATGGGTTAATATGGGTAGATTCCAAGGGCCTCAAGGAGAACCCGGTAAAGATGCAGAACTTAGTAAAGCAGCTATTGAAGCTGTATTAGTAGGTGAAGTAACTACTCATACTCATGATACTAGGTATTATACTAAGGATCAAACTGATGCTAACATAAAGGTAGTAGCAGATGACCTTGCTAACAATTACTATAATAAATCCCAAGTAGACAGTAAGTTTACTTCTGTATATGTTTTCAAAGGATCTGTAGATACGATTGAAGATTTACCTACCGAGGGTAATGTCATTGGTGATGTATGGAATGTTCGTAAATCTGATACTAACTATGCATGGACAAGTGAAGGTTGGGATGCATTAGGAGGTACTGCTGAATTATCTTCATTAACTGCTAATGGTTTGATGTCTAAAGAAGACTTTGCAAAGTTACAAGGTATTGAAGCAGGTGCACAAGTTAATAAGATCGAAACCATTACTAAAAGAGTACTCTTGAATGTTGTAGATAAAAATGTAACTATACCAGAAGACATTGCAATTAGTCCAGATGAACCTACCAACAATGAAATCATCTGGATGGATACTGATGAAGATTATGACTTTACATTTGATGGGTATAGTAAAGTAGATGCTGATGCAAGATTTGTTTATCAAGTAGAGGGTAAAGATTTATCTACTAATGACTACAGTAATGCTGATAAGAATAAAGTAGATAATCTTAATAGTTATGTAACTAGTGGTAGTTTTGCACAAGATGCAAATAATGCTGCCATTACGTTGAATATTAAAGATCCTGTTACAGATAATAATTCTAATCAAGTACTTACTATTAACAAAGCCACTACTACTACTGCAGGTGTAATGTCTGCTGCTGATAAAACTAAACTTGATGCTGCATTAACTGCTTCTGATAATATTGCAACTGCTACTAAATTAGCCACTGCTAGAACTATATGGGGGCAAGCGTTTAATGGTAGTGCAAATGTTAGTGGAGATATGACCGGAGTTGGCAATGTTGCAATGTCTGGTGTGTTGAATCTTGACAATAATAAGGGTATAACAGTTAAAGACACTGAAGGTGAAGGTTTAGGTGTTTTGAATTTTAATACAACAAATGATCTCCATTTTGGATATTACACTGCAAATAAAGGTTATAATACATACATTGCTGGTAATAATGTTATTGTTCGTACTGTTGGACTACCTGAAAGAGTAAGAGTAACGTCTGATGGTAAGGTAGGTATAGGTACTTCTGCTCCAGAAAGAATGTTGGATGTTGCTGGAGGTGTTCAATTTAAAACCAACATAGATGCTGTTATTAAGATTCCTGTAAAATCAATAGGTTCTGGTCATGCCCCTGGTATGCACTTTTATACAAATGATGGAGCAACTAGAATCGGTGGTGTTGGAGGATATGTAAGCAATCCTAGTTCTGAAAACTATCGATCATATATCGGATGGGGTGATAACCCATTTGATTTAAATTCATCTTTAACAGTATCAAATAGTTCTATAACCTATAAAGGAAATAAAGTATGGCATGCTGATAATGACGGTGCAGGTAGTGGATTAGATGCTGATTTGTTAGATGGTTATCAATTAGTTACTATTGGAAATGCTACTGGTCCTCATTCTGTTTTTAGTAGGCCATCTATTGGAAATGAATTCAGATCTTGGCATATAGGTAATTTACCAACTGTAGCTTCCACTAGTACTGAAGAAGCTAAAGTAGTATTCAACATTTACGGTTTAACTAACTTTGCTTCTACAGAAGAAATATTTACTACTATTACTGCCAGTACAAGAGGAAAAATTGGAGTTGAGGTTGTAAATCACATAGGAGATGCAAGTCAATATAAAGTTGGTTATGTAGCTACTGATTCAGAAGTACAAATTTGGGTAACAAATCTACAAAGATATGGAGGAACTTCCAGTTTGGATATCTGCGTTAGTAAACAATTTACTTTAGTAAATTCTGTTCAAACTACTGTTCCTGAGAATATTGTATATGTAAATGTAGGTAAAATTGTTACTACTTCCAATCTAGAAGATACTCTAGCATATTGGTATGAAAATGATGAAAACAATTCATCCACAACATGTGCAACAGGTGGTAACAGAAATGTAATTGAATCATTAAGAAGTAAGTTTAAAAGATGTATTGCTAAACCATATGGAGATGATGCTGCATTGATTAGTTACTTAAACGAAACAGATAGTAATAAATGGCCTGATGGTACAGATGCTACTTACGAAACCGTTAGAAAGGAGAGTTTAATGGTACATTTCCCTAAATACTATCACAAAACTATAGAAATAAGCCCAGGTATTTGGAGAACATACATATCAGAACAACAAATTGATAATGACTACATTGAGGAACCAGAATTATTATTAGGTGTATTTGAAGGAATAATTTCAGATGGAAATGGAGGAGCGTTGACTAGTACTGGATCTTCTATATCAACAACATCTAAAACTATAGCACAGTTCGTTGCAGCAGCAAAGGTAAATGGTTCAATGTATGGTATTGGTGATTATAGGTCTCATGCTACTATAGCTAGAATGTTTTGTGCTTACTATAAGACTACTAATATTAGTACAAGCAATAGTGCTATTCCTTGTTCAGGAGGTACTAAGAGATATGACTACGGTTGGACTGGTGGAACAAAGGCTTTAGGTAATAGAGATGGGAAAGCAGCTGTAAATAATGATGCTGGATATTACTCAACTAACTTCTTAGGACTTGAAGACTGCTATTACAGTAAGTGGGAGTTTGTACAAGGAATAAACATTTTAAAAGGTAAATACGTTGTATATGACGGTGGTTCATTCCCAGATAAGGATGTAGCAGAACTAGAAGCTGCTGGTGCTACTAATATCAGAGTTGCAGGCTATGAACCTAATCCAGCTGCAACTGGAACATATAATGGATGGACTAAAGCCATAGTGCAAGGTAAGTATGGTGATGTACTTCCTACTGCACATGGTGGATCTGAAACTACTTATTATTCTGACTATAGTTGGTTTAATCCGACTGTAAATAGAATCTTTCTTCGTTCGGGT